CGCCTGAAGTGGCTCCAGGCCGAATACGCCTATGGCACCACGGCACGGGGATACATCGAATCCTCCACCTCTGAGATGAGTCAGCAATCCTTCGCGGAGTGGAACCGCATCCTCAATGGATGGTTCGAGGGTCAGACCAACAACCGCCAGCAAATGACCGTGTTACCGGACGGATTCAAGGCTCCGACCTTCACCCCCCAGATGGACGAGAAGTTCAGGTCCGACTTCGATGAGATGCTGATAAAGCGCACGGCAGGGTTCTTCGGCATCTCCCCGAGTCAGTTCGGTGTCATCCCCCGCGCCGGATTAGGTGGGGGTAAGGGCGCGAGTGAAGGGGCTGCTGACGAGACCGAGACGGTATCGAGCAAACCCCAGAACCGCCAGATTGAGGCCGCCATCAACTCATTGGCCCGTAGGTATCAGGGCGCTACGAGGGCAGTGACCTTCACCCTGACCGACGACGAGGGGTCTGAGGACAGGTTAGAGGCGGCCAAGTCCCACCAGGTCTATTTCAGCATTGGAGCTTTGACGGCCAACGACATGAGGAAGGATCTCGGTCTGCCGGACTACGAGTTCCCCGAGGCCGACATTCCCATGATCGTCACCGCCCAAGGCCCGGTCCCCTTAAGTGGAGTTCTGGCCGCAATCGAGGAGAACAAGCAGAATGGTAGCGTCAACGCAGAAAATCCTTCAGGACTTGGGACTAGCCCCAAAGACTCACAAGAAGACCAGCCCCAAGTCGAAGAAGGTACGGGCGGCTCACAAGAAGTCAGCCAAGAAGGCCCACGTCAAGACAGCGGCGGGACGAAGGCGGTTGGTGTAGACGCAGGCACCCTCGAAGAGCTACGAGACTTCACCCAGTTCGTCAAGGCCCGCACCAAGCGAGGGAACTGGCGGGCGTTCGACTTCTCCACCTTGGATGAGAGCGTGGCCGAGAGTCTGAACGAGAAGGCTTATTTCATCGTCAAGGGAGCATCGCCCCAACCGGAGAACCTGTTTACGCACTTCGTAGACCAGGTCGAGCGCCTCGCGCTTGGTGATAACACAAAAGGGACGCGCCATAACTCTGAGAACGTCCCGAGAATCGCCGCCCAGCACCACGCGGCCATCACTGCGGGTCTGGCGGTAACGGGAGTCGATGGAGCGATCAGCGCGGCCATCGCCGGTAGTCCGGTCCACGGCGCAGTCGTCTCGAACGTCGGTTTCGACTCCTCAGCACTGCACGCCACCTACGAAGCCCTCTACTCAGACGCGGCCACGGCAGCGCGGGCGACGGTGGAGAACCAACTCGGCTACTCGGCCCCTCAGAACGGTATTCGACTCCAAGCGTTACTCGCTCAGGTCACTTCCAAGGTCAAGGGAGTGGAGGACACCACCCTCATCCACATCATGAACTCGATTCAAGAGGGAGTGAACCTGGGAGAGAGCGCGGCGAAGATTCGTGAGAGGGTGTTGTCCGTCACCGAGGGGATGACGAACCGTCAAGCCTCCATCATTGCCTTGACCGAATCGAACCGCGCCTACTCAGCCGCCTACGTCGATGCCGCCACCGCTGCGGGAATCACTCAGATGAACTGGGTTCTGGAATCCGACGACCCCTGCAAGAGTTGTCAGGAACTCGCCGCCGAGAGTCCCTACAGCGTGGATTCGCTACCGGCGCAACCCGACCACCCGAATTGCCAGTGCATCTTCGACTCAGTGGTGTAGCCCCCGACTTGTAGCGCCATATCGCCCTTCGTAGCATTGAAACGAAGGAGGCCACCACATGGCACGCTCAAAGACTACGGACACGCTCTACGCATTTGTGGGAGACCTCACCAAGTCCTACGACGACGCGGGCGTCCTGCACGTCAAGGGTCTGGCGACTGACGCGACACTCGACATCGACGGTCAACGCTGTGACCCGGCGTGGCTGAAGTCAGCGATGCCTAAGTGGATGGAGTGGGGCAACGTTCGAGAGATGCACGGTTCCAACGCGGTCGGAACGGCTGTGGACATGGAACAGAAGGGCGCGGGTTGGATCATCGAAGCCGCGATTGTTGACCCGTTGGCCGCTAAGAAGGTCGAGTCCGGTGTATACAAGGGCTTTTCTATAGGCATCAAAGGCTACGGCTTGGACAAGTCAGCCGCCGCCTTGGAACTCGCCCCCAACGGCATCATCAACTCTGGTGAGATCATCGAAATCTCCATCGTGGACCGTCCGGCCAACCCCAACGCCAAGTTAGAAGTCGCCAAGATGGTTGATGGCGATTTGGTCAAGATCGACGCGCCCTCGGTTCTAGAGGTCGTCACCACTCACGGAGTGCCCTGCTCGACGTGCTCCGGATTTGGCAAGGTTTTACACGAAGGTGGGACTACTAATGAGTTCCACGAGTGCCCCGCCTGTCACGGGACGGGTTCAGCCGAACAGGGAACGGGTGGGATTGACGTTCGCCCCTCCGAGGACTCGGGCGACAAGGCAGACGGAGAGGTTGACTCCCCCCTCAAGTCGGCGCTCTCCCCCGAACTCGTCAAGTCCCTCAAGGAACTGACCAAGGCCCCCACGCACGACCCCGCCGAACTCAAGGAGATTCGCTCAGGGTTCGTCGCTCTCATCAACGCCGAACTAGCCGAACTCGAATCCGGCGCTGACGACGAGATCAATGACGTGTACCAACTCCTCGCCGCGCTCTCCACCTTCCTCGATTGGTGGGATGACGAGGCCGACGAGGGCGAAACCGAAGCACCTTTCTCTGAAGGAGATGACATGGAACTATCACTCGGCGTTGTAGCCGACCTGATCAAAGGTGCGACGGCTGACGACGCTACCCCCGAGGCCCGTGAAGGACTTGACTCTCTCGTCAAGGCCCTGGGTATCGACGACAAGATTTCACCGCTGGTAACTGCCAATGAAGAACTCGGAAAGAGCGTCCAGGCGCTGACAGCCGAGTTAGAGCAGGTCAAGGCAATGGCAGCACCCCGAGGCATTTCGCTTCGGCCCACACAAGAGCAGAAGGCGAAGTCGGCCCAGCGAGAGACGCTACTGAGCGAGGCGAAGTCGGCCCGTGATTCAGCGTCGCTGTTCTCCGACCCCCACACTCGAAGTGAGTTCATGAAGAAGGCCGCCGAGCTTGAAACCCAAGCCGAGGCCATTAAAAACGAAAGTGAGGGCTAATGGCTTACACCATTCCCCGCCCGGACGAACTCTTCCAAGAGAATCCGGTCCAGAACTTCCAGGCCGTCAAGTCGGCTCTGTTAGAGGCTGGAAACCAAGGTCAGAACCTCTCGCGCAGTGGCGACATCGCGTGGGGTGGCAAGGGCGTTGGCATTGTCAAGAGCGAGCGTGCCGCCATGCTCGAATCTTTGAACAAGGCTGGCCTCGACGCTGACCTCATCAAGCAGTGGCAGATTGGTAACCCCATCGCCACGACCCCGGTTCAGTACACCGGCATCACCCCCTACAACGTGGAATCCGCGTTGCTGATGCTCGTCCCCAAGGACTTGCACTTCCGCAACTCGACCCCGCGTGAGAAGGGCATCGGTCAGGGCCTCGAATACCGCCGCATCACCAGCGTCTCGAACTCGGGCGGAGCGACTGCGAACCTTTCGCCGTTCTTCACCTCGACCTCGACCTCGGCTTCGGTGAACGGTTTCACGTTCAACATCCCGCCGCTGATCTCCTACGGTGGTGACACGACCTTCAAGGCATTCGTAGAAATGGGTCTGTCGGACTCCGTCTCGATGCAGCAGCAGTTCGCCTCTCAGGGCTTCACCGACGCGCAGGCCGTGTCGATGCTGGCTCTGTTGTGGGCTGACATGCTCGGTGAAGAGCGTGCGTTGTTGAACGGTGTCTCGACGGTCCTGTCGGTCGCGGGTGCTTCGGCCACCGCTGCCGCCGACGCCACGGCTGTGAACGCCGGTCTGCCCTCGGGCACGGCTACCGCTGTCTACGTCACGTTCTCGACCGCTTACGGCGAGTCCAAGGCCATCACCGCCACGGGTACGCCCGTTGTGTCGGCGGTCATTGGTGTGAAGTTGTCGGCTCTGGTCGCCCCCACGGGTGCCCTGGGTTGCAACATCTACGTCAACATGTCGGGTACCTACTACAAGGGTTCGACGGTGTTCACCATCGCCGGTGCCTTTGGTGCTGGTGCGTCGCCCGCCACGTTCGCGGTTGTCGGTGCTTTGCCCTCGACCTCGACGGACAACGGCTCGTTCAACAGTCTCGGCTACGACGGTGCCATCCAGGAGTACAACAACTCCGCATTGGGCGGTTACCAGTTGGCGGTGAACGGCGCTCTCTCGACTTCCAACCCTGGAACCGAGTTCGAGACGGCGCTCACCAACCTGTACATCACTCAGGGTGCAGACCCCGACGCGATTTACACGACTGGTGCCATCGCCAAGAACCTGTACGACCTGCTCAAGAACAACGCGCAGAACGTCTCCTACCGCATCAACCTTCAGACCGGCGAGAACGGTGTGATGATGGGCGGTTCGGTCGGCGGTGTCGTGAACCCCTCAACGTCGAAGATGGTGGACCTCCTCGTCCACCGTTACATGCCCAACGGCGTGGCGTTGATTCAGTCATGGAACGTTCCGTGGGCTGACTCGGGTGTGACCTCCTGCATGAAGGTGGTCAACAACATCGACACGATGGTCATTGACTGGCCCCAGATTTCGATGTCGTACATCCGTTCCACCTACCGCTACGGCACGTTGATCTTCGAGGCTCCGGTCTTGAGTGGTGTCCTGACCAATATCTATGGGGCTTAATCAGGGATAACGCGGTAACGTGATGACGCGCTGGGGCGGGGCTTCGGTCCCGCCCCAGTCGCATTATGGAAAGTAGATTTGGAATATGAAACTCATCGCCTCCGACTCGGGAGTAAAGGAACTGACCGTGGATGGGTCCAAGCCCATCAAACGCCAGAAGGACGGCGCGTTCCACGTCCCTGACTCGGTGGGAAAGGCCATGATCAAGGGCGGGGAGTTCGGCAGGGTCGGCATGACGTTCCAGAACGTGCAGGGATACCACTGTCAGGACTGCGGTCATCTTGGAATCTACCGCGATAAGTGCAAGTGTGGAAGTACCAACCTGGAGGCCGAATGACCGTCGTCAATGCGAATAATCAGCAATTCGGCAGGGTCGAACCGTACTTGAGCCTCACGGAGTTCAAAGCCTCCCCCACCGCCTCGATGCTGAACTACTCCACCTTCGTAGAAGGGGGAAGCCAACAGGACCAGGACGACGCGCTCTATCAGTTGATTCTTCGCGCCGGTTCCAAGGTGGACGCGCACTGCATGGGAAAGCTCGGAACGCTCAACGCCACCACGAACACCGAAGTAGGCCGGTACACCCCCAACCGTCAGGGTGAGTTCGTCATCCACCCCGAGTACGACCCGATTCTGTCCGTCTCGGCCTTCCAGTGGGGCACGACACCGGGGATGGGGAACGTCATCCCCCTCTCCACGTCCAACTGCTTCATCGAACGCTCGCGGTTCATCGTCTCTCAGACCGGGGCGGGCTCGAGCATCGCCTACAACGGGATTAACGCCCTCACCTCGATTATCACCGGGCGCGGCATGGGTTCTCAGTTGTACTGCCAGTGGTCCTATGTCAATGGATGGGCCAACACCTTCTCCACGGCCAACGTTACCGCGGGGTCGAACACCATGACGGTCGTGGACCCCACCGGAATCTACGCCGGGAACCAACTGACCATCTGGGACGGGAGCAACGACGAGATAGTCACTCTGGCATCCAACTACGTCGCCGGAACCTCAACCCTGACCTTCGCGTCGAACCTGCAATACAACCACGTCTCGGGGACGAATATCACCGCCCTTCCCGCCACGGTGAAACAGGCCGTCATCCACTTCGTCATCGCAATGGTGGAGGAGCGCGGAGAGTCCGGGTTCGTCATCCAAGAATCGGGCGAGGCGCGTCTGGCCTCGGCGGGGAGTTCACACTCCGGCCACGAGATGACCGGCTACGACCTGCTCGACAACTTTCAGCGGACTTGGGGGAGGACATGACTCTGGCGAACGTCTGGAGCCAGGCGGTCTCCTACCTGGAGTCACAGAACATCGCCAGCGTCCACACAATCTTCCAGTATCCCGAGACGCAGACCCCCGACACGACGTTCTTCCCCCCCGACTTGCCCGGAATCACCACGGGAATCGTCATCTGGACCTACATCTCAGACGGCGAGGAACTGCGTCTGGCCTCGGGCTACAACGGCCCACCGCCCAACGGTCAGAAGTGGGTGTCCTACCAACTCCACCTCAACTGCGTCCTTCGATACGCCGCCCAGACCAACGGGGTCGGGGATTCGGTGCAATTGGCCGCCGCCGAGAACACCGCGTTCATCGACAACCTGCGCACCGCCATCCGCTACAGCCGAAACGCCGGGGGTAGCCCCGTGGGATCAGGGACGGCCATCTTCCAATGGGGAGAGGGACCGAGCGAGCATTGGGGTCCGGATCTCAAGTGGCACTCCGACCTTCCCACCATGCTCTCGGGTGCAGGGGTGGCGGGAATCGTGGAGATTCGCTCTCGGATAGAACTCAGCGTCGTGGAGACCATCAACTCCTAGCCCCCGACTTGTAGGGGTGTATCGCCCTTCGTAGCATTGAAACGAAGGAGCGTCTATGAGTTTCACGTTCAACTGGTCACAGGAAATGACGTACCCCGACATTCTCGTCAATGGTGCCGTTCTCGTCGCTCAACCCGGAGAGTCCTACGACCTCGAATCTGCGCCAGATGATAAGTGGAGCGCCACATCCGTAGTGAACCCGCCAGAGGCGCAAATAGCCCCCTCTGAAAGCCAAGGAGCATAAGTGACCACCAACGCCCCCTTCCTATCCGCTAACGGATGGCTCGGCATCATCCCCGAGGTCACCCGTGGCACGACTCCGGCCTCAGGAACGGTGCAGTACATCCCGACGATGGACCCGCACATCACCCCGACGCTGACGTGGTTGAACGACCCGGCCTTTCGCGCGTCGCCGGTGGAGAACTACGACCAAGTCCCCGGCACCCGCGTCGACGAGGTCGATTTCAAGTGCTACTTGTACAACGACACGTTCCCAGTTGTACTCAAGGGGATTCTGGGTTCCACCGACACCGTCACCGGCTCGGGGCCCTACGTCCACACCATCGGACTCTTGAACGCCCCCACCACGGGCAGTCAGCCGCCGTCCTACTCCATCTGCCTCTTCGACGCCGCCGACGCCTACGTCATCTCGGGTAGCCAA